GCCATCCCCTCCGCATCCGTAGCCTGCGTGTAGACCTTGACCTCACCCACATTGGTGGTTGACGTCATCTGACGAGAATTGTTGACGTTGCTCACGTTTCCCGGACGCGCATCCCCGGCGCGCACCTGCGGCGGCAGAATAGACGGGCGGACATCACCAACCCGCATCGAATCGGCGACGCCGCCGGGCTTGGCTTCGGCCTTCGTTTCTTCCGGGCGCGAAGACTCATCGCCGCCGAGCCAATCCTTGATCCAGTCGGGAAGCAAATTGTAGAGCTTCTGGGCTACCCAGTTCAGCATTTCGACAAGCACATCATTGATTTTGGAGATGCCTCCCCAGATCGTTTTGAGGGCTTCGATAACGCCTTTTCCGTCCAGTGTAAGAACGGAGTTGAAGAGCTTGGCGACCCCCGAAAGGGCATCCCAGACGCCACCGAGGATACTTTTGATGCCTTCCCAAATAGCCTTGAAACGAGCCCCGATTTCATCGCCAGTTCCGAACATCGACCAGAGCCCGGAAAGTGCAGATTCTCCGCCTTTGATGTAGGTAATGAGATCGTCGACAACCAGCGCGATCGCGCCGATGCCCGCAATCAACGGCGTAAACGGCGCAATCGCAGCCCATGCCGCCGTCGCCATCGCGCTCAACGCCGGGAGCATGAGCGTCGTAATGACCCCGGCTAACGCCGTAAAGAAGACGATCACGAACTGCTTGTTTTCTTTCACCCACCCGAGGAGATCGCCGAGCAGGTTCGTCAAAAACGTGATCACAGGGGAGACGGTGCTGGCGAAAAGGGCTGAGATGGCCTCCCATGCGTCATTGAGCCGCTGCTGCGCCTCCCGTTGCTTCTTCGCGTTTTCGATGTCCTGCTTGCTGTAGATGGCTTGAGCCTTCTGGACTTTCAGAAGCTCCTCAATCCCTTTGCGGCCCTTGAGGATGAGCGGGATGGTTTTTTCGTCGAAGCCGATCTGCGTGAGGATCGAGGTCGCCTTCTGGCGGTCGATTTTTGACGTGGCGTCGGAAAGCCGAAGAAGCCCTTCTTCAAAGGAAACGGCCTTCCCTTTCGCATCCGTGAAGCTCACCCCCAGGTCTTTGGTCGCGTCCTTAAGCGGCCCGGAGTCGTGCAAAATGAGATCCTGCATCCAGTCGCCCAGATCCATAAACCGAGTCGAAAGTTCCTCGGCGTCAACCCCGGCGGCGGCTGCCGTCCGTTGCCATGCCTGCCAGTCTTCAATGCTCATGCCGAGCGCGTCCGAAGTCTTCTCGATAGCCTGAGCCTGCTCGTAATACTGCGCTATGGAGCTTTTCAGGATGGAGACGCCGCCGATGACGGCGAGGGCCTGCGCTGCCACGCTCTTGAGCCGTTCAAAGCCAAACGCGCCTTTGTCCGCCGCGTCTTCCAGCGAAACGCCCAGTTTTTTCGCTGCATCATCAAGGGCCTCAAGACGTTCTTTTGCCGCTCCGGTGCGGATAAGCTCCTCGCGCATCCGCTGATACTCTTTCGTCACCTCGCTGATTTCGCGGCCTTTTTGCACGGCTTCCTCAAAGGCGGCTTGCAACGAAGAGGCGGCATCGGAAGACTGGCCAAGACCTTGGGCCCCCTTGACGCCTGCGTCATATGTCGCGCGCCCCGCGTCAGCGGCTGCGGCCTGCACGCCGTCCAGCCGCTCCTGTGCGGCCTGCACCTGCGCTTTAAAATCCCCTGCTTTCAGCAAGAGGCTGACGACGAGTTCACCTGCGTTCATGGAATTTGCTCCAAAGGCGTTGGTTGTGGCCGTCCACGGCGATGATTTCTAGCATCTCGTAGGCATCGGACAGGCCGTATACTGTCTGCATTTCGTGCAACGTCGCGAGGTTCCGGCTTACCGGGATGCCGACGCATCCGGGGAGGTTTGCGTAGTCCCGGAGCCCGAGGGGTTGAGGATCTGCGACAGGCGGGAGGTCAAGCCCTCGCCGCCATGCAAAAAATCCAGACAGACGGCGATGGCCTCCCAACGCAAACGATAGATCGTGCCCACGTCCTCGACATGGGCGTCGAGGTTTTGCGGGGTGAGCCTGATGGCGTCATCGGGCTTGCCGGGGTTCGGGACGCGGTAGATCTGTCCGAGAAGCTCGTCATAGAGCGGTTCGGCCTGTTCCCACCGGAGCCCCGAGAGCCCCCGGAGCCCTGCGGAAAGCAGCGCGGCGGTGTTCGAAGACGCTGAAAGCGTCCGGATGTCGGCGGGCATCTCGGAACCGAAGACGGCGAGCAGCGCACGGGCGGCCCATTTTTCTAGTTTCGTGACGGGCATCTCCTTGACCTTGAAGGTCTTCCCGGCGTCGCGGCCCTTGTCGATGGCAATGATCTTTTCGTTGAGCATGACGGCCTCCACGGTTTAAAGCGGGCTCGCGGTCCACTGGTCGAAGGTGATGACGAAGGCGCTCGCCTGCAAGGTCTGAGCGGCGTTGGGGCTGGACTGTACGGAGGTGAGGCCGCCCCGTTTCCCGGTGATCTTCCGGTTGATGCTCGGCATGGCGAACTCGGCATTGCAGAGCATCACTTCCCGGGCGGTTTCCTGATACGTGGCCCAATCTTCCATGATTTGGCGGCTCGGACTGTCAGCAGCGAGGGTAATCGTAACTTCTTTGTTGGTCGGAACCCACCCAAAAGAGGTATGCCCGTCAACGCCCTTTTCCGCGACGACTGGGGTATTCGTGGCGACGCTGACCATCGCGTCGGTGCTGAACCCCTCGATCTGCACGGGACTGTCGTAGAGCCCGGGAACCGTCAGGAAAAGCGTGCAATTTGCCGCTGTAATCGTCATGTTGCCGAAGTTGTCAGCCATGTTTTACCTCATCATCACTGAATGGCCGTGGCGGGCATGACGATTTGCTGCACGCTGCCGCCGTCCATGTAGTAGAATTTGCATTCGGGGGACTGGCGCTGTCCGCGTACGGTCGCGCCGGGGTCCTTGACCTGCATGTACCAGCCCTGCGTTTCAAGCGTCTGGGAAACGTCCAGCCCGATTTCCGCGAGGAGCTGCACCTTTTGGGTGTTCGAGAGGGTCACGCCCGTGCGGATAGCCCCGAAGTCGAGAAACCGCGTGATGGTGTCGAGACATGCCGTGCGGATCATGCCGTAGCCGCTCTCGTTGTAGGGGATGCACGTTACGGCCTTGAACAGATCAAGGAGGTTAAGCTGGAGGCCGTCTTTGATGGCGATGGCGTCAAGGTAGGTGTCGAGCCAGCCCCATTTGCCGGAAACCTGCCCATTCTGGAAAAACTTGAACTGGCTGGAGGCCGTGGCGAAGTCCGCATAGCAGTTGTAGCCATTGGCGATCAGCGCATCATAGTTCTCGTCGTTGTCGCAGGTTACGGCAAGCCCTTCGCCTTGCTTGAAAGCGAATGTGAGCCGTCCGTTCGTCTCTTCAAAATTGATTGAGGCCGCCGTGCCCATGACCCACGCGGCGAGCTCAGGCGTGTTGAACACGGGAACCGTCCCGTCAAGTTCGAGCACCTTGGCGATCTGATACCCCGCCGAGGCCGTGGAACCCGCGACCTGCGCGGCGTTGTCGGTATCATACAGCACATAGGCGAAACGTGTGTCATACCCGGCGCACCATTGTGCGAGCGCGATCTTGTCGTTAAGCTCTGGCTCCCATACCGTGGAGAACGTCACCCAATCGCGGGCGTACAGGAGCACGTTGGTCATGCAGTCGGGGAGCGTCTGGCCAGCCATGCCTACGGATTGGACGGCACCGGACTGTTCGGTGAGCAGAAGCAGTGCGCCGAGGTCGGTCCCGGCTTCCGGCGGTGTCGGAAAGGCCACGGCGGAACTTGCCCCGGTCGTCGGGCTGTCGATCTGGAACGCCCCGGTCTGGCTGGAGTACGTCACCTTCGCCCCGGTCGCGCCCGCCGTCGTGAGCGCGGTCTGGATCGCCTCCGCAACCTGCGAGAAGCTGGTCGCAGCGGACAAATCCACGGAGGAAAGCGTGTGCGGCGTGTTGTCGATGGAAATGACCATCGCGCCGTTGGTGACGGCCTGCAACACGGCGATATTGCCCGTATACTTCGCGCCGCGCAGCCATGCGCCCACGGCCTCGCCGTTGTACCGGGCAAAGAAGATCTTGTCCGGGAGGCTCGTCGTGTTCACGTAGCCGGAGAAGTACATTGAAGCCATGCTTGCCTCTTCCGAAAGCGAGCCGAAATAATTGGCCACGGCCTGCGCGCTGGCGAACTGCACGACTCTGCCTGCGGGCAAAAGCTCGGACTGCGAAAGCAGGAGCCCGGCGAAGGTCAGGCCCGGCGTGCCGCCCTCGATAATGCGGGGGATGATTTGAACCAGTTTGTCGGCATTGACGCTCATTGCGCCCTCCTTTTGCTATGCCAGCGGATGTACGGAAAGTTCCGCGTCGGTAAAAGTATCAATCTCAACGTGTTCAACGCGGTTTGCCTGAACCAGCACGTTGAGCATGAAGCGGGGGTTGTACTGCTCGTCACCTTCCGCCTGCGTCATGTCCTGCGGGTCTTCGACGTACAGGGGGGCAATCCCGTACGTTTGCAGGAAGCGGCACCCGACGCCGTCGCGCAGGAGCGTTGCGAGCGTCTGGGCACGGTCGGCGGCGGTCGGGCCGTAGACGTCAAGCTGGACACGGCGGCGCTGCGGCTGCACGATGGCCTCTCCGCCGCACTCGGTCTGGTGCAGGTTCGTCGAGAGGCGCGTCATGCTCATCGGGGTGACGAGCACGTAGTTTTTCGCCTTCGGCTTGCTCACGCGGTTGACGTAGCCGCGGACAACAACGGCGGAATCGCCGAGGTAACGCTTACAAAAATCGCCGAGGGCCTGCACGAGGATGCCGTCACTCATCGTCTCCCCCTTTGGGCGGTTCCGTGGCCCCGACTTCCGGCGGCGCGGTTTCCCTGAGCTTCACGCACCGGATTTTCGTCCAGCCCGCCGTGGGATTCCAGCGCTCCAGAACTTGATCTACCTGCCACTCGGCGCCATCCCAGTAGAGAAGATCGCCGCCCTGCTCCGCCGGACGATCAAGGGCCGACCAGTCCCCTGAAAGATAAAAGTCGTGCCAGATCGTGTTCTGGCGCTGCTGCACGAGGAATTGCAGCGTTTTGTCGGCGACAGGCTGCGGCTGCGCCATGACTTCCACGGCGGGGGCCCATGCCGGGACCTGCTCATACTGCGCGGTTATGGTGAAGCCTGTGGAGACGAGAATCACGACCGACTGGAAAGGGTTCACGATGCTGATAAGCGGACGCACAAGTTCATGGAGATTCATCTTTTGACTACCTCGTAATCGATGGACTTGAGCAGGCTTCCGGAATCGATGAGCGTCCCCTTTCCCGCGCCCTTGGCGTTCTTGCGGCGCCTGGTGGATTCGGCATTGTCCGGGGGCATATTGCTCTTGATCGTTGCTTGAATGTCGTCTGCCATGCGGCGTCCCACAAGCCGCATCGCCTCTTTCGGCGTCCGTCCGGCTTCCAACGCTTCCGCGAGGTTATCGCACCATGCGTCCGCCTTGGCATCGAGCGTTGAACGCAGGAAAGGCCGGGAGGGGATGGTGACGGTGTGGGCTTTGACCGTCGCATCCTGCGCAAAATCGCTTTTGCCCTTCTTCACGAACCGATTCCCGACGCTGCCGTCACGCTTCCGCTTGAAGTACAAGGTTTGCGTCCGCTCAGGGATTTCGATGGTGGCGCCGTATTCGTTGTACGCCGCATACTCTGCGACGGGAGTACCACCTTCGCCCCGCGTCGCATTTTCGAGCACCCCGGCCTTCACGACGATATCGGGGGTAATGTACCGCTTGAGCAGCTTTTCGAGTTCTCCGGACACCATTACCCCCACGGATGCCAATACCGGGCGGCATAGTAGCGCCCGCCTACTGCATAGGGCTGGATGGCCTGCCAAAACGTCTGTCCGCACGGTGTCTGGTTGTAGAACGCCTTCCCCGTCGCCGTGGGCACGGAGAAGCTGATGCTGACAGTTCCTTCCGTCGCCGAAGCTACCGGCCCGGCCTGCCCCATCGGCCACAAGGCCAGCGTCGCCAGATGGCAGACGAGGAGGTACAGCAGCGTCTTGCGGATCATGACGCCGTGGGCCGGGTCGTAGGGAACCGGGGATGAGTTTGTGTTGTCCAAGAGCAGACAGGCGACGTCGAACGCCTGCCGAAGCTGTGCATCGGTCAGGAGAGGCTGCCCGGTCTTCGGATCGACGAAGCGCGGGTAGGCCTCCCGGAACTCCTGCGGGTCAAAGACAACAACAGCCACGGTTTAGAACCCCGCCTTGCTCTGGAGCGGTTCGGTCTGCGCCTTGGCTACGTCCACGGGCTCCAGCCCGTTGCGCAGTTCCGCCCTTTCGTCGGCCTCGTCCACGGCGTCGGCCTTGCGCGCCTGCGCGAAGATGAGCCCGGACTTGAAGATTTCCATGTGCGGACCATAGGTCTTTTCAATGTATGCCCAATCGTCGGCGTTCACCCGCGTCAGCCCAAACGCGCCCACGGGCAGCACGCCCTTTTCCTTTCCGCGCAGGCTGGCGGCGTTGCCTTCGATGAGCACCTTGCGTCCGTCGGGCATGGGGAACGTGATCCCGGTCGCCCGGTTCAGGGCGACCATCACTGTATCCGTCTTCGTCGCCTGCGTTGTTTCCGGGGCGGTATTCTTTTTGGGTCTGGCCATATCTCTGTATCCCTCCGTTGTTTTGGTCATCATGACAAAAGAGCCGGGACGAAATCACCGTGAACAAAGTTCGGCTATGCGGCACGGCGAAGGCGGTACTTGCCCAGCATGTTCAGGTCGTTTTTCAGGGACAGCCGGAAGGCTTCGATCACGTCGACGTGGTACGCCTTCACGCTCCCGAAACGGCTGTCCTCGATTTCCCGGATTTCGTAATCCATACGGCGGGACATATCGGAAAGCTTGCGTCCCGCGACGGAGTACGCGGCTGGCGTATCTGCGAAGATGTCAAGGAACCACGGGATGCCCTTCACGGACTTGTAGTCCCTGCCCCGCCCAAGTTCGTTCTCAAGAGCCGCAGCCTTGCGTACGGCTGCGGAGGCGGTTGCCATTGCGGTGGCCTCGCGGCGTGAACCGATTTCGGCCTTGGTGCGGATTGCATCGTCGCGCTCGGCTTCGATGCGCCTGATGGTTTCCTGCGCGACCAGCACGGCGCGGGCAAGGATGACTTCGGGGGTATCGTCCAGCTTGGCTATCAGGTAGCCGCCCGTCTTACGGATGGAGGGGATGACCTCATGCGTCACCCACCGCTTGAACGCCTTGGCTTCGGGCTTGCGGGAACGCAGGATGAGGGAATACAGGCCCGGTTCTGAAATGATACGGCTATCGCGTCGCAATCCTGTGGAATCATTCAGAGTGTGGATAATATCGACAATAGGGCGTTGCTCGTCGTGCTCCAGAATGTCCGGCAGATCCCGCGTCTCCGTCCCGAGGACGGCGCATACATCCCGCGCCACAAACCACGGCTCACCCTTGTGCTCGATCACGCGAAGGGAACCGAACTTTTCATGCTCAAAAAGAGCCAAGGGAGAATTTTCCATCGCTGCACCTCCATAGTGTTTTGGAGATGATGCCGCATGGCGGCGTGGGGGCACACCGTGAACAAGGTTCGTGCAGGCAAAAGAAAAGCCCCTTTCGGGGCGGAGGGCGGCGGCGGTGGATTTTTGGAACGGCCTATGCCATGATAGCCTCATCTATAATAAGGGGGATGATGTATGGCTACCTACATCAAATTTCTGGCAGGGGACTACGGGAAAGAAGAATATATTTACATTAAAAATAAAAACCAGTTGCGTTGCTCTTCAAAAATGTTTGGAGCAAAGGAACTTTTTCTTTCCAGTATTGCCTCTTGCGAAGTAGCCAATGAAGAATCGGTCAAAAAGCTCGGCGGAACTTTGGGAGGCGCACTTGTCGGCGGCGTCTTGCTTGGAGGCATCGGAGCGGTTGCGGGTGCGGTAGCTGGAGGCAAGACGACTGAGTCTACCGTCATTATTGAGTTCAAAAATGGAAATAAGGCATTGGCAAAGGTGAATAGCCCCATGATGGAGGTTATCCGCGCACACCTTTTTGATGACCAATTGGCCCAAGAGCGTGGAGAACCAAACCCGCTTATACATCATGAACGTTCTCAGACGCCCCCTAAAAAAATTGCCCTTATCATTGGAGTGCTGATAACAGTAGTGCTAGCCGTATTGTGGCTGAGTTGTGCCCTCCAAACGCCGCCCAATACGAATGGGGCCTTGTTATGGGGAATCCTCACTATCCTTTCCGGACTGTATTCTTGGAAAACCTATAAGAAAATATATAAATCTTAATATATTAACTTGAATCCGAACAGGGAGAGAGGACCATGGATTTTTCGGAAAGAATTGCTGAATTGTCGAAAAAGGTAAAGAATCTGGGAGATAGCCTCAAGACCGAAGAGGCCACGAAAAACGCCTTGGTGATGCCTTTCATCGCGGCCCTGGGATACGACGTTTTCAACCCTGCGGAAGTCGTGCCCGAATTTTCAGCCCCCATCGGCGAATATAAGGACGCCCGCGTGGACTATGCGATTCTTGTGGACGGCAAGCCTATCCTTCTTCTGGAGTGCAAGGCTTTGGGCACGTCTCTCGACATGAAGCACTGCAACCAGCTACAGCTTTACTTCCACGGGACGGAAGCCCCCATTGCCATCCTGACGGACGGCAACCGTTACCGGTTCTATTCCGATCTTGAAACAGCCAACAAAATGGACAGCAAGCCCTATATGGAGTTCGTCCTTGACGATATGGATGAAATGTTGCTCCCGGAACTGCGCAAGTTGGCAAAAGGCAAGTTTGATCGGGATGCCTGCATGAGCGCGGCAAACGAACTCAAGTACAACCGAGAGTTCAAACGCCTCATGTCCGAACAAATGGAAACGCCCCACGAAGATTTCGCACGCTTTTTCATCGGACAGACGTATGATGGGCGTATCACGCAAAACGTTCTGGATCGCTTCACTCCAATCCTTACCGCTGCGCTTGACCAGTTCATCAACGACCGCATCAACGACCGATTGAAAAATGCCATGACGCAGCAGAAACCGGAAATTGTAGAGATAGAGTCCGAAGATACCCCACAAGGAAAAGAGCAGGATTCGCGTATAGTCACCACCGAGGAAGAAAAAGAGGCGTATTACCTTGTCAAATCGCTTCTGATGGGCACCGTTGATCCGGGGCGCGTAGCCATGCGGGACAGCATCAGCTACTGCTCCATCCTTCTTGACGACAACAGGCTCAAGCCTCTGTGCCGCCTGTATTTCAACGGAAAACAGTGGAGGGTCGGACTGTTTGATGGGGAGAATAAGGACGCAAAGGAAGACATCGAAAAACTGGAAGATATTATCCCCTTTGCGGATCGAATCCGGGCTACGGCCTTGAAATACGATAACAAGTAAAACTTTCCAACGTGGCGTTGTCCGCCAATGCAGATGAATAACATCCAGATGCGGGCAACGCCACTGCTTTTCTCTTTACATTTTTCGCGTTTTGTGCTGTCTTTTTTCTACGGTGCTCATCACACCAACAGTAGGCGGACAACGCCACCCGATAGTATGGCTCTTTTTGTGCCCTTTTGCCGAAGTCAAGACTCTTTTTGACTTTGGTTTTCTGCTATACTTGCATCTTCCTGATGCCGGGTGTCCCTGATATGTCCAAGCGTAAGCTAAAGGCAGGGAGCCGCTCCTACTGGCGGTGATGAACACCCGGCATCGTCATTCATCGGCGATGCCAACTCTTAACAGTAGGAGTTGGTTATGTCTCATTCTCTTTGCTTCAACGATTTCACTTTCTCCCCCATAACTCGCGGCAATCAGCC